GCCAACTGCCCCCTGAATACCTCGAAAAATGCTCGAGGCCAGAGGATTTCCTCGCGATTGGTCGTCGCGACGTCGAGGTTTTGGCATGACGAAACGCCGCTTCGCTGGCCCGGTTAAGGTCGAAACCCGCCGCAACCGCTCCCGGAAGCGCGAGCCGCGCACGTCGCCGCAACCGATCATCGTGGCCGATAGAACAATGTTCAAGCCGGCGCCGGTTCGCCAAAACGAAGTGCAAGCACCCCATGTGCTGACGGCGATAAAAACGCGCCCACGGCCTCGCCGCGCCCCGGAGCCTTGGCCGACGAGTTCGCCCAGATCTTCCGGAATGGCCGCGTCCCGAGATGGCTCTGGTCGCCAGCATCCGCGTAACCCCGCCGCGTGAACGCCTAAACCGCAACAAGGATTGATCGATGATGGCCACGGAAAGCAACTCGAAATCTGGTCGATACGCCCCGGTCAGCGGATTGGCGAGCATCGATCTTCCGCGGGAAGGCAGGCGCGCCGGCGGCAAGATCGAGGTGGTTCACGGCGTCGCGCCGGACCCGTATTTCGCGAGCGACGGCGAGGAGCGCGGCCGCGGCAAGGCGAAGGTGACGCGCCAGCGCCAGCAGCGGGTTGCGATCAACCGGAAGTCGGACGCGCTCGAACTGGAGTTGAGCTATCGCAGGATTTCACAAGCCGCCTATGACGCCGGGCGGAAATATCAGCGCGTCGTCGAAGCGGCGCATCAAGGCCTGGGCGGCTCAAGTTTCGAACAATCCAGCGGCGGTGGCGATCATGACGCTTCAATCGCCGGAAAACTGGACCGTGCCGCCGTTCTCGTGGCATGGAACTTCAGCATCCGAGCCAACGTCGGGCAATGGTGCGCGCTCGTTATCGATCTCGCCCTTGATGATCGCTTGTCGCTCGATGAAATCTCCAAGCGATGCGGATATCGGAGCCGTTGGGGGAGAGCCAAGGTCGGGCAGGCGTTCCGCGACGCGCTGGAGCAAATCGCCATTGAATGGGAACGCAAGGGATTCCCAGAAGCTTGACAGCAGTCCCAAACCATGCTCCAAAAGAGCAACGTCGCTTCGCGCGCCCAGATCGGGCCGAAGCCGCAAAAATCCCAAAATTCAGAGTTTCGCCCGCGAGGGCATCGAGTTCGCCGAGCGCCGCAATGGACGTGAGCGGGTGGCCAACCCCACGCAATCCACGACAGTCTCGGCGATCATCCATTCCGCCAGCGCCCTCGCGGGCTAGACGACGGGGCCGCAACGCGATCCGACCCCGCGCGTGACTGGCGGAAGCGCCATAGGAGCGCCGATAATGAGCGACGAAGGCAATGGCTGTTCTCGGTAACGCCAAGCACGAACTTTTCGCGCAACACGTCGCGTTAGGCACCGGACTTGAGGCCGCCTATATCAAGTCAGGATATGCCCCTAGCGCGAAAAATGCCGCGCGTCTGAGGAAAAATGAGGGGATTTCGATCCGAATTGAGGAGCTTTTGAGGGTGGCCGCCGAAAAGGTTGGGGCCTCGCTTGAGAGAACCTTGGAGGAAATGGTTCGTCTGGCCTATTCCGATATTGGTCTCGCCGTCGATTGGACGGGGGCCATGGTTACACTCAAGGATTCGTCCGCGCTGCCGCCGGAAGTCCGCGCCGCTGTTTCCGAGGTCAAACAGACAAAGGACGGGGTGGCGATCAAATTCCACTCGAAGACGGCCGCGCTTGAAATGCTGGCGCGCTATTTCGGCATGTCGAAAGAGAAGCTGGAAATCACCGGCGCGAACGGCGGGGCGATTCAAGTCCGGCGCATCGAGCGTGTGATCGTCGACCCGAATCCGAAGCGATAAGGCGTGACAGCGCTTCAAATTCAAACGGCGCGGGTCTTTCTGCCGTTATTGCAGCCCAGCCGCTATAAGGGCGCGTTCGGAGGTCGGGGTTCCGGGAAGTCACAATTCTTCGCCGAGTCTCTAATCGAGCGGTGCATGCTGGCGCCGACGCGCGCCGTCTGCATCCGCGAGGTGCAAAAGTCGCTTGAGCAGTCGGTAAAACGGCTGCTGGAGGATAAAATTCAGGCGCTTGGCGTCGGATCGTATTTCCGCGTCCTTGAAAACAAGATTGAATGCCCAGGCGATGGGCTGATCATCTTCCAAGGCATGCAGAATCATACGGCGGATTCGATCAAGTCGCTTGAGGGGTATGACGTCGGGTGGGTGGAAGAAGCGCAATCGCAGTCGCAGCGGTCGCTTGACCTACTTCGTCCGACGATCCGCAAGCCCGGCTCGGAATTGTGGTTCTCATGGAACCCGGACAGCCCGAAAGACCCGGTTGACGCGCTGTTGCGGGGCGAGAGCCTGCCGACGAATGCTATCGTCGTCGAGGCGAATTGGCGTGATAATCCTTGGTTCCCAGATGTTCTAAGGGAAGAAAAGGACTGGGATCAATCACGCGATCCAGACAAATACGCGCATATTTGGCTTGGCGGCTATCAGCGCAACAGCGAGGCGCGGGTATTCCGCAACTGGCGCGTTGAAGAGTTCGATACGCCGGATACCGCGCGGTTATTCTTCGGCGCGGATTGGGGGTTCAGCGTCGACCCGACCGTTCTCGTGCGCTGTTTCGTTGAAGGCCGGCGGCTCTACGTCGACCAAGAGGTATATAAAGTCGGGTGCGAGATTGATGATACGCCTGCGCTGTTCGCTGGGGATGACACCCGGCGCCCGGCGCATTGGGAGAACCGCCGAAGCTATAGTGGGATCGAGGGCGCGACACGCTGGCGGATCACCGCCGATAACGCGCGGCCTGAAACGATCAGCTATATGCAAAAGCGCGGGTTCAACATCACCCCCGCGATCAAGGGAAAGGGCTCGGTAGAGGATGGGATCGAGTTCCTGAAGAGCTTCGATATCATCGTTCACCCGCGCTGCAAGCACCTGATCGACGAACTATCGCTCTATTCGTTTAAGGTCGACGACAAGACCGGGGAAGTTCTGCCAGTGCTTGAAGACAAAGACAACCATGTCGTCGATTCGCTGCGCTATGCGATCGAGGCGGAGCGGCGTGCAAAGGTTCGCGTCGATTCAGACTTCGCCAAACAATTCGCCGCATTGACGCGCGCGCGCTGATGTCACGTCGCCCGGCGCGCCAAGTGTCGCCACAGCCAAAAGCCGAGGCGCAAAAGAAGCCCACCGCCGCCCAACTCGCGAGGTTCTACGCCGAAGCGGCCGCGCTGATGAAGGCGGCCGGCGAACGCAAGCGCGAAGTCCTGCCGCACCGCATCATGTCGCCGGCCAATCTGCCGGAAATGCCGCCCGCGCTCAAAAAGGCGGTTGGCGGGGCCGGCATGGCGCAGGACAGCGCGCTATCCGAGACATACGCATGGGCGCGCCGGGTTGAATGGGGCGGCTACGGCTTCATGGGCTATCCGCTGTTGAGCGAATTGGCCCAAATCACCGAGTTTCGCCGGCCGAGTGAAATTCTCGCCAATGAGATGACCCGCAAATGGGGTAAGTTCGTCTCGACGAGCGAAGACGCTGACAAGAGCGATAAGATCAAGGCGCTGCACGACGGGTTCGACGAATTCAACGTGCAAGAGCTGTTCCGCAAGGCGTTCGAAAAGGACAATTTCTTCGGACGCTCGCATATCTATATCGACGCGAAGACCGTCGATGAGGATAAGCGCGCGGACGACGACAAGCCACTTGCGCTCGGCGCCAACCTTGGCAAGGGCGACCTGCGCGGGCTTCGGCTTGTCGAGCCGATATGGACCTATCCGAACGAATACAATTCGACCGATCCCCGCCGCGCCGATTTCTATGAGCCGCAGTCGTGGTTCGTTCAGGGCGCCAAGGTCCATTCGTCGCGGTTGCTGACCTTCTGCTCGCGGCCCGTGCCGGATGTGCTAAAGCCATCCTATATGTTCGGTGGCGTTCCGCTGACGCAATTGCTCTGGCCGTATGTCGAGAACTGGCTGCGCACGCGCGACAGCGTGAGCGATTTGATCCACGCATTCTCGGTCATGGTGCTGTTGACCGATGGCGCGCAATATTTACAGCCTGGCGGCGCCGCGGCGCTGGTCGAGCGGCTGAACCTGTTCAACATGGCCCGCGACAACCTCGGGATATTCGTCGCGGGCAAGGATACCGAGGATTTCAAGAACGTCTCGGCGTCAGTTTCCGGGCTTGACGCCTTGCTAGCGGCCTCGGTCGAGCAGATGGCCTATCCGTCCGGTATTCCGCTGGTCAAGCTGCTCGGCGTCACGCCGTCCGGGCTCAACGCTTCCAGCGATGGCGAGATCAGGGTGTTCTACGATAGCATCGTAGCGAGCCAAGAACGCATCGGAACGCCGGGCGTTCGCCGGATAGGCGACGTGATGCAGACTCATCTGTTCGGCGAGGTCGATCCCGATATCACCTGGCAGTGGAACCCGCTGTGGGAGATGTCGGAGAAGGAAGCGGCCGAAGTGCGCAAGATCAACGCCGAGACCGCCCAGATCGAGATCGACAGCGGCGTGCTTGACCCGCACGAAGAGCGCCAGCGCATCGCGAACGCCGAGGACACATTGTATCCCGGCCTCGACATTGACGAAATGCCGGACCGCGAGGAAGTCGAAGGCGAGGTTTTGAGCGTCAAAGGGCGCCCGCTTGACGAGGAAGGCGACGGGGATAGTCTAGGCGGCCTGAATTGGCGGGAGGCAGGCGCTCATGGTGAAGGCGACGTTGATGGAACTGCTCGGGCTCGGCGGCGGGAAGCCGCTGAGTTAATGCGAACTAAACGAAGCGTTCAACCCGCTTGACCATGACGACACGCCGCCCGCTCCGCAGGAACAAGAGCGAAAAAATCCTGCGCCCGATCCGCGCGAATGCGGGCCTGGAACTCGCCTATCGCCGCAAGATTGAAGCGCTGATCGAAGAGATGGGCGCGAGCATCGAGTATTGGCTCTCCGCTGAATACCGCGCCAATCCGCCGGCTCTCGCGCAAGACGAACTCTCGGCTAATGCGCTGAAAGCCGCGATGCGGCGCCTCGCCAGACGCTGGCTCGCCAAATTCGACGAAGCGGCTGAAAAGCTCGGTGAATGGTTCGCGCAATCCGTGGCGACGCGCTCCGACGCGGCGCTGAAGAAGATTTTGAAGGACGCCGGCCTCACGGTCGAATGGAAAATGACGAGGGCGCAGCGCGATGTGCTGAACGCCACGGTCAATGAGAATGTCGCGCTGATCAAATCGATTCCGTCCCAATATCTGACGAGAGTCGAGGGGATGGTGACGCGCTCGGTTCAAACTGGGCGCGACCTTGGGCAACTCGCCAAGGATTTGCGGGAGCAGCTTGGCGTCACCAAGCGCCGAGCTGCATTCATTTCGCGTGATCAGAATAACAAGGCCACGGCGGCGCTAACCCGCGCGCGTCAAATAGAGATCGGCGTCGACGAAGCCATCTGGGTTCACAGCGGCGCCGGCAAGCACCCACGCCCTTCGCATGCGAAGGCGGGGCGCGACAAGGAACGCTACAACGTCGCCGAAGGTTGGCTAGACCCCGCGATTGACAAGCGGATATGGCCGGGAACGGAGATCAACTGCCGCTGCGTTGGGCGTCCTGTGATTAGAGGATTCGGCTAAACATCATGCCATCGATGCACGGTTCAAACCGTGCCGCTATCTCCCATGACATTGAGGAGATGCGGCGCGCAGGCCATCCGCGTGCGCAAGCCGTCGCCACGTCATATCGCGAGGCCGGCGAGGATGAATGCTGGCGCGACCGGTTCGTCGCCGCCGTGGACCTCGCCTATGGCGAGGATGACAAGGATGATTTTTACGACCGGCTGATGCTGGCGTTGTTCGAGACGCAGGCGGATGACGAACTTGCGACCGCGCCGAATGGCGGCGTTGCGGTTGGCGTGAAGCAGGCGCATGACGCGCTGGCCTTCGACCGCGCGAGCGTGCGCACCTTTGACGACAACGGCCACCTTCGCGTCGAGCGCACGCCGATCAGCAAGGCGGTGGTCTCCGAATATCTCGGGTCGGAAATCCCCGGATTCAAGGAACTCGGGATTGACCCCGCCAAGATTTACAAACTCTACCGCCATCCCGACGAACTCGCCAAGGGCGCCAAGAGCTTTGTCGGCAAGCCGATCCTGCTCGAACATAAGCCGGTATCCGCGGACGAACACCCGCGCGAATTAACCGTGGGATCGATCGGCGAGCCTGTCGAAATGGACGGCGACACGCTTTATGCGCCGCTCAATATCTGGGACGCGGAAGCGATCAAAGGCATCGAAAGCGAGCGGCAAAAGAGCCTGAGTTGCGGCTATCGCTATCAGCCTGAAATGACGCCGGGTCGCTCCCCAGAGGGCGAGCCGTATGACGGCATCATGCGGGCGATCGACGCCAATCATTTGGCTCTTGTGACAGAGCCGAGAGTCCCCGGAGCTGTGGTTGCTGACAGCGCCGAGAACCTGAACCCCAGCAACGCACAAGGGCAAAACATGAAGACGAAACCGCTCTCGCAAAAGGCGGCGCTGGCGCAGGGAGCGGTATTCGCCTTTCTGCGCCCGATGCTGGCCCAAGACGCCAAGATTGATCTGAAGCCGATCTTCGCCGACATCACCGCCAAGAACTTCAGCGCCCGCAAGGGCAAGCTCGCTCACGACATCAAGAAGGCCGTCGGCGGCAAGCTCGCGCAGGACGCCTCGATTGACGGACTCGCCAAGCTGCTCGACTCGGTGGGCGAAGAGAAAGCGGTCGATGAGGATGCGCCGATCGCAACGGCTCCGAAGATCGGCGATGAGGGCATGGAAGATGTGCCGGTGATCGACGCCGGCCCCGGCGCGAAGATTAAGGAGTTCCTCGCCGGCAAGTTGTCGGACGAGGACATGGCGAAGCTCGACGAGCTTTTGCAGATGATCGGCAACGCGGGGGCGGAGCATGAAGCCGCCGAATCCGCCGGCGCCGACGAGGAAGGCCCCGAGGGCGAAGAGACGCCGGAGGAGAAGGAAACGGAGAAGAAGGACATGGTGACGAAGGGCGCGATGGACGCCGCGGTAAAAGCGGCGACGCGCGCCGCCTCAGTCGACGCGGAGAAGAATGTGATGGCCCGCTTGCAGGGCATTCGCGAGGCTGAGCGCGCCGTGCGCCCGCTCCTCGGCGATGTGTCGCTTGGCCTCGATAGCGCTTCGGCTATCTACGCCGCCGCTCTCAAGGCCGAGGGCGTCAAGGTCGACGGCGTTGATCCGAGCGCCTACCCGGCGCTGGTCTCCATGGCCATCGACAAGAAGTCGGCTATCGCCAAATCCGCTCATCGTCACGACGCGCCCGCGCAAGCGATGGACGCCGCGGCTATCGACAGCTTCGGCAAGATGTTTCCCGACGCTATGCGCATCGAAATCTAAGGGGCCTGACACATGCCTTTCCAGAATCAAGCCTACACGACGCTTTCGCCCGGAGTTGAAGGCGATTTCGCGTCATCCAATCCGCGCGCGACCGTCCTCGCCGGCCCCGGCGGCCTCGTCGCCGGCCCCTCCGGCGTTTATATCGGGCGCTTCGCCTGGCTCTCGCCCGAATACCTCGACGCCGACAACGCGCCGACGGTCCTGAACAGCTACGGCTCCGGCCCGGTGACTGGCTTCGTCGGACGACGCGGCCAGGGGCTGATCACGACCTATCTTGCCGACAACGGCCTTCTAATCCCGCAGGGGTTACAGGTCGCGGCCTATAGCGAAGGCGACTTCTGGGTTCGTAACAGCGGCTCGGGGCAGGCTTTGGTTGGACAGGTCTGCTATGCGGCGCTGGCCTCCGGTCTGGCGAGCTTCGCCACCGGCTCCAGCGCGGCGTCAACCGCTTCGGGCTCGGCGTCGAGCGTCGCCGCGTCGACCTTCTCGGTGACGGGCTCCGTCCTCGGCAACGTGCTCTCCGTCACGGTGGTCGGCTCCGGCACGATCTACCCCGGCGCGACGGTCTCGGGAACCAATATCGCCTCCGGTTCGATGGTCTCCTATCAGATCTCGGGGACGGCGGGCGGCATCGGCACTTATGCGCTGAACATCGGCGAGCAGAGCGCGGCCAGCACCACGGTTTCCGGCACTTACGGAACGCTGACGGTCGGCGGAACGGTGACGGGAATCTTCGTCAACGGCGGCCTGCTGGCGGGCACTGGCGTCGCGGCGGGAACCTACGTCACGGCGTTCATCACCGGCGCGGGCGGCGCGGGCACCTACGTGGTCAACAACAACACTGTCGTGTCGTCAACGTCGATCTCCGCGACGACCAACGTGGCCACCAAGTTCACCGCCATGTCGTCCGGCAATGCTGGAGAACTTGTGAAAATCTCAAGCTGGCCTAACGGCTGATCGTGATTGGCCATAGCTAAGGAAACCGACAAATGAATGTCTCCGAATCTCAAACGTCGTGGCGCGCGCATCGCGCCGCGCTGGAGGCCCGCGGCTTCCATGCGCCCGAAGTCGTTGGTTACGCCACCGATGAAATGAAACGCGACTATCGCCTCGCGATGGACGCCATGCCGACGCTATCGACCACTGCGAGCGGATCGCTCCCGGCGCTGTTCACCTCCTACGTCGATCCCGACGTGGTTCGCATCGTGTTCGCCCCCGTTGAGGCGGCGAACATCGCGAGCGAGAAGAAGACGGCGGACTGGCTCGCCGACACCGCGTTCTTCCCCGTGGTCGAATCGACGGGCGAGGTTTCGTCCTATGACGACTTCGCGCAGAACGGCCGCGCCGGCATCAACACCAACTTCCCGCAGCGCCAGTCCTATCATTTTCAGGTGATGAAGGAATGGGGCGAGCGCGAGGCCGAGCGCTATGGCCTCGCCCGCCTCAACTATGCGTCGGAAGTTGATCGGGCGGCGGCGGAAAACCTAAACCGCTTCTTGAACTACTCCTACTTCTTCGGCATGGGGGGGCTCCAGCTCTACGGGCTCGTCAACGATCCGAACCTGACCGCTTCGCTCACCCCGACGGGCAAGGCCTATGGCGGCGTCAGGTGGATCAATAGCGGCGTCATCGTCGCGTCAGCGAATGAAATCTTCCTCGACATTCAGTCGGCGTTCTACCAGCTCGTGGCGCAGACCGCGGGTCTCGTCAAAGCGAAAGACAAGCTCGTTCTCGCCATGTCGCCCGGCTCGGCGGTGGCGCTGACCGCGACCAACAGCTTCGGCGTCGATGTCTACAAGCTGCTGGAGCAGAACTTCCCCAACATCCGCCACGAGACCGCCGTCCAGTATGGCGCGGCCAACTCGACCAACCCGCAGGGCGTCGCCGCCGGCAATATGATCCACCTCTTCGCCGAGACCGTCGACGGCAAGAAGACGGTCTACTGCTCGTTCACCGAGAAGATGCGCGCGCATCGCCTGGAGACCTATACGTCTTCGTGGAAGCAGAAGGTCACGAGCGGAACTTGGGGGGCGATCTGGAGATACCCGTTGGCCAGCACAACGATGGTGGGAGTCTGACGCATGGCGACTGTGACCGTAGGATGCAAATGGGGGCCGGGGCTGAATATTCGCATCGGCGCCTTTCACGAGATCACGGTGACGGATCGCTTCGGCGGCTTCCGTCAGGAGAAGCAGTGGCGCCCAGAGAAGACCATCGCCATCAAAGGCCCGAACCAGAAGGGGGCGATTCAGACGCAGGACGGCTATGCGCTCACGCATGGCGTTGACGCCGATGAATTCGCGCTCTGGCTCGACGCCAACAAAGACCTCGATCTGGTCAGGAACGGCCTGATCAAGGCGCATGAAAAGCCGAACGAGCTTCGCGCCATGACGCGCGAGGGCCGCGAGACCAAGACTGGCATCGAGCCGCTTGCTCTCGACGACAAGGGCAGGATGGTTGACGCGCGCATTCCGAAGCCGGCGTCCGGCGGCGGGATTCAGACCGAGCGCATCGGCGAACTCGCGGCGTAACCGCTGTGAACCCCATTGTCACCTTCGTCTGGGCGAACTGGGCTGCGATCTATCCGCAGTTCGCAGGCATCGGGCAGGCCGCGGGCCAGAACTATTTCAACCAAGCCTGTCTGTATTGCGACAACACGCCGACGAGCCCGCTCGCCGGCGACCCGACGACGCTGACGACGCTTCTCTATTTGCTGACCGCGCATATCGCCACGCTTTATGCGCAACTCGTCGACGCGAATGGCAACGCGCAGAACGCACCGGTCGGGCGCATATCGAGCGCGTCCCAGGGCTCGGTGAGCGTCACGACGGCCTATGTCGCGCCGCAGGGCGACATGGCGGCATGGCTGCAACAAACGCAATACGGCGCCGCTTATTGGGCCGCGACGCTGCAATATCGGACGGCCCGTTACATCCCGTCGCCGCGCGCCGTTCGCCGCTGGCGCTAAACAGGACAAAAGGCAATGGCCTTCCACTTCATGACCGATAAGGGCGACATCGCCTCGAACTTCCTGCCGAACGACACGGCTTTCCAACTCGGCGGTTCGCTTCTCGGCGGCGCTGTCATGAAGTCAGACGGCAATATTTACCGCACAGCGCTCGCTACGCCGGTCAACCCTGGCGGGACAGCGGGAGATTACGTCGTCGATATCTTCGCGCTCGCCGCGGGATCGTTCGATATCGTTGGCCGAGGCCTTGAATTCACGGCCATGGGCAACGTGGCGAATAATACGAATTCGAAGCGCATCAAGTTGTGGTGGAACGTGACCGCGCCAGCCATTGGGAACGTCGTTTCCGGCGGGACGCTGATCGCAGATACGGGCGCCTATACCACCACTGGCGCGGCCGGATATTCACTGACCGCGATGATCTTCAAAACAGCGACGCTGAACACGCAACTCTGTCTGCATCAGGCGGCGCAGATCGGCGCGACGGTCGGATCCCTCGTCGCGGCTTCAACCGCGAGCGCGACGGAATCCGGCATCATCTATCTCGCCGTGACGGCGAACGCGGCCACCGCCACGACGGACATTTCGCACTATTTCACCGAAATCTTCGGGATGAACTGATGGCGAAGCTCTCGGGAGGCGACAAGCTCGGCGCCGCCCTCTCCGACATCGCCAAGAACGTCGACAAGGCGGCTTCCGTCGAGGTCGGGTTTTTGGCGAACAGCACCTATCCCGACGGCACGCCGACGGCGATGATCGCTGCGATACAGGAGTTCGGCGCTCCAGCGCGCAACATTCCGCCGCGCCCATTCTTCCGCGGGATGATCACGGCGAAAAGCGGCGAGTGGCCAGCTGCGGTCGCCAATCTGCTCAAAGCCAACGACTACGACTCCGCCGTGACGCTCGATCAAACCGGCGCGGCCATCGCGGGCCAATTGCGACAGTCCATTGTCGATTTCACATCGCCGCCGCTCTCACCGAAGACGATCGCCAAAAAGGGCTTCGATAAGCCGCTGGTCGATACAGGCCATATGCTGGCGAGCATCGACCATGTGGTGAAGGAATGAACCTTCGCGGGCTTGTCTCCGGTTACACGGGCGTCATCAATCCGCCGACGCAATTGACGCTGCAAATCTCGATGGGTTCGACGGTAAGCGCTGACGGTTCCGTTATACCGACATATGCCGCTCCCGTGACGGTTTCCGGCGACGTGCAAGCGCTGCAATATAACGATATTGTCCAAATGGATTCACTCAACATCCAAGGCCAGCGCCGCAAGATTTACCTCAACGGCGAGGTCGATGGCATCGTGAGGTCAAAGGGCAAGGGCGGCGATCTGATCACGTTCCCAGATGGCTCGATTTGGCTTGTCGCCATCGTCTTCGAATATTGGGTGAACTGGGTTTCCGTTGGCGTGACGCTCCAGGATAATTCGTGACCATCCCTCTTGTCCCGACACAATCGAACGTTTTGACGGCGTTGCGAGCATTCTTGGTCTCGATCCTCCCATCTGGCGTCGCAGTCATCCAAGGCCAACAAAACCGCGTCCCCGAGCCGGAAGGCGCCGACTTCGTTGTCATGACGCCGATACTCAAAGCGCGGCTCGAGACGAACTCTTGGTCATGGGCCGATGTCGCCTTCACCGGTTCGATCTCGGGAACCACGCTAACCGTCACGGCGGTTGAATTTGGAACCATCCGTGTCGGCGCGACGCTGTTCGGAACCAATGTCGCTTCTGGAACCGCGATAAGCGCGCTGGGCACGGGGACCGGGGCCGTCGGCACCTATGCTGTCTCGGCCTCGCAAACCGTTTCCAGCGCCACGCTGGCATGCGGCGCCAGCAATATAAAACAGCCGACTAAGATCATTATCCAACTCGACGTGCATGGCCCCAGTAGCGCCGACAATGCTCAAACCATCTCGACGCTGTTTCGCGATGACTATGCGGTCCAAGTATTCCTTGCATCCGGCTATGACGTGTCACCGCTTTACGCCGACGATCCGAAACAAATTCCCTTCATCAATGGCGAGCAGCAAGTCGAAACCCGTTACGTTATCGATGCAGTGATGCAGGCAAACGAGATCGTCTCGCCGCCGCAGCAATACGCGGGAACGCTCGGCCCCATCACAATCGAGAACGAGCTATCCGTTCAGGAATAGGAATAAACGATGTCCACGATACCCGCCTCACAGATCGTCACAGTCAATCCGAGCGTCCTTTCCGCCGGCGGAACAGCGCTCAGCATGGCGGGGCTCATGTTGACGACGAGCTGGCGCGTGCCGATGAATTCCACCGGCCCGACTATCGGGAGCTTCGCATCCGCTACGGCGGTCGGCGCTTATTTCGGAACAAATTCGAACGAATATGCCGAGGCGGTTGTCTATTTCGGGTCGTTCATCGGCAACACGCAGATTCCCGCCAATTTGTGGATCGCGCAATATCCGATTGTCGCGACATCGGCCTATCTTCGCAGCGGCAATGTTGGTTCGCTTCTTCCCTTGGCTTCGCTGCAACTGCTCTCAGGTTCGCTGTCCGTCGTCATGGACGGTTACACGCAAAGCGCGGCTTCAATCAACCTTTCGACCGCGACCAGCTATTCAGCCGCCGCCGCGCTGATCCAATCTGGTTTGACGGCCGTGGAACCGACGGAGGCCAGTGTCACCGGCTCCATCGCCGCGGAAACGGCGAGCGTGACGGGTTCGATCAGCGCCGATATTTTGACCGTCACGGTTGTTGCATCGGGTTCGCTCGTTCCCGGCGCGATCATCGCCGGAACCGGCATCGCCTCTGGCACGCAAATCACCGCGCAACTCAGCGGAACCGCAGGCGGGATTGGCACCTATGCGGTGTCGATCGAGCAGAATATCGCCAGCGAGACAATCACGGCTAGCTATGGCCTCATGACGGTATCGGTTGTCGGATCGGGAACTATCTCGGTCGGGCAGACCGTGACGGGAACCAGCGTCGCGGCCAGCACGATCGTCACAGGCCTTGGCACGGGCACGGGCCTGACAGGAACCTATTACGTCAATCTCACGCAAACAGTGGCGAGCGAATCCCTGACGTTGAAGGCGACGCCGCTGACCGTCGCGTTCGATTCCATCTCCGGCGCTTTCGTGCTCACATCCGGCATCACCGGAACGCCATCCACGGCGGCTTTCGCCACTGGCACATTGGCGGCGCCGTTGCTGCTGACCAGCGCCACGGGCGCCGTCGTGTCGCAAGGCGCCGCCGAAACAACGCCATCCACCTATATGGCGTCGATCATCGCGCAAAATCAGAACTGGGCTTCATTCTGGACTGCGTTCGATCCCGATAATGGGCTCGGCAACGCTCAAAAGCTACTATTCTCGGCATGGACGAACACGACCAATAATCGCTATGCCTATGTTGCATGGGATTCTGATAGTTCGCCGACCGTCAGCCTGCCGGCCACGGGAAGTCTCGGGTATCTCATTTCGTCGAACGCCAACAACTATTCCGGCACGATTCTCGTCAGCGTGCCAAGCAATCTGCATCACGCCGCGTTCATCTCCGGGTGGATGGCGTCGATCAATTTCAATGCGCTCAATGGTCGAGCAAACCTGTGTTTCCGTTCGCAGAGCGGGCTAGTAGCGGGCGCCAGCAACCTGACTGCCGCGAACAACCTGCTCGGCAATGGTTACAACTATTACGGCGCCTATGCGACGGCGGCGCAAAACTGGCTATTCATGTATAACGGCCAGATCTCCGGGCCGTTCCTATGGGCGGACAGCTACGCCGATCAGATTTATATGAACGCGCAGTTCCAACTCGCAATGGTCAATCTGCTGACCGCGGCAAACACCATTCCCTATAATTCGGCAGGATATGGGCTGATCGCGGCAGCGTGCCAAGGCGTCATCAATCAGGCTTTGAGCAATGGGACAATCCGCACCGGCGTCACACTGTCCACGACGCAGGCCGCATTGATCAATACGGCGGTCGGCGCCAACGTCACCGCGACCATCCAAAATCAGGGGTGGTATCTCTATATTCAGCCGGCGACGCCGCAAGTGCGCGCCGCCCGCGCATCGCCGCCGATCAGCTTCTGGTATACGGACGGTCAAAGCGTGCAATCCATCCAATTGAATTCTATCGAAATACAGTAACGCGAGCGCTCTTAACCATCCGCTCTAACCAGACACAAGAGGCTCCGAAATGGCCAGTATTACGAGCGCGAACGCGACGCTGACAATGACCGTCGCGTCGCTCTACACCACGCCTGTCCAACTCACTGGATTCGCGGTGGATGATATTTTTGACATCGATCCCCTCGAATGCGTCGAGACGATGATGGGCGTCGACGGGGTTCTATCCGCCGGCTTCGTCTATGTCCCGATCAAGCAGAAGATCGCGCTCCAGGCGGATTCAAACGCCAACCCGATCTTTGATACGTGGTGGCAGGGAATGCTAACGCAACGCGATGTCTACTTTGCACAGATGACGTTGAAGCTGCCGAGCACGGGGCTCCAGTATTCCATGCAGCAAGGCGTTCTGACGAGTTATCAGCCGATCCCGAATGCCAAGAAGGTGTTGCAGCCCAGAACCCATACCATCACATGGCAGGGCATTGGCTTTGGCCCGATCCCGGCGGGGGGTTGATAGATGGCGCGCAGGAAAACGGATTTCGTCGTCCAAGACGACACGAGCCGCGACAACGGAAAGGTGTTCGTCCTTACCGAAATGCCGGCGGCGCGGTCCGAGAAATGGGCGATGCGGGCATTGCTGGCACTGCAAAGGGCCGGCGTCGAAATCCCGGATGACGCGGTGCAGAACGGCATGGCAGGGATCGCCACAGTCGGCATTGACGCACTCGGCAAGTTGAACTTTCACGAGGTTGAATATCTCTTGGACGAGATGTTTGATTGCATCCAGATCAAGCCAGACCCGAAGCTTTCCGCGGTTCGCGATTTGATCGATGATGATATCGAGGAAGTGAAAACCCGCATTCTCCTGCGCAAGGAGGTGCTTGAGCTTCATTTGGGTTTTACTCTGGCCGGCAACCAATCGAGGTCAGCACCGGCGAGACCAAGCGCGGAATGATCGAATACGCTAACGTCTCGCGCGCTATTGGAGCGGTCGTGTCGTCTGGCATGGCGACGTTGCGCGATCTCGACGAGGTTTATGGGCTAGACGAACTCTACGACATGCTTGAGATTATTTCTGTTGACGCGCACAACGCTCGCGTCCTGAACAAGAAGGATTGATCATGGCATCTGTGATCGATTCCCTTGTGATCACGCTCGGCCTCGACTCCTCGCAGTTTCGCAAGGATCAGGTCGCCGTCGCCGACAGCTCGAAGAAGCTGAAGGAAAGCCTTGTCAAGGACGGCAAGGATGTCGAGAAATCCGGCAAGGACGCGGCTGAATCCTGGGGCGCGCTTCGCAAGGAAATCCTCGGAACCATTGCGGCATTCATCGGCCTTGACGCGATCAAAAACGCGGTCGGAGACGTCACGAAGTTCAATAAGGAACTAAGCCAATCGGCGCAAGCCATCGGAGTTTCGGCGCAGGAACTTTCGGCTTGGGGCATGGCGGTCGAGCGCATGGGTGGCGACGCCAATTCGGCTCGCGCCTCGCTTCAGCATCTCGCGGACATTTTCAATGAACTGAAATCCGGCAAGGCCAGCCCGGAGACATTCTTTTGGTTCTCCCGGCTTATGGCCGAGGGCGGCGTCAAGCTCAATGCCGCGAAGCCGATGCTTGAGCAACTCCCTCAGATCGCGGAAGGATTGAAGAATATCGCCGCCACGCAGGGCGCGGCTAGAGCGATTTTTGTCGGCAAGCAACTTGGCCTGGATGAAGGCACGATTCGCCTGCTGATGCAGGGTAAGGATGCAGTCAAGGCCATCGTCGAGAATATGAGAAAGCTGGCGCCGACCGCCGAGCAGATCGACAAGACAAACCAACTCTATCAGGCATGGGTTTCGCTAAGGCAGACGTTCGATTCCGCCACCAATATCTTGGTTTCGAGGCTTTCCCCGGCGCTGACATGGCTCGTCAATAAAACCCGCGAACTGATCGAGGAATGGCGTAGCGGCAACGTCTTCGAAAAATGGGATAAACTAAGCGGCGGAACCGTCAAGAAAATCTATGACGAGTGGATGGAACTTGGTCGCAAGATCAAGGAAATGTGGCTCGCGATTCCGAAAGCCCTCGGCCAAACCAAAGACCTGATAACCGACGCCTTCAAGGACGCATGGAAGGACGCCTTCGACTGGCTGAAGGGTAAATTCGATTGGCTCAAGAGCGCGTGGAATTGGGTTCGGGGCAATTTTGGCGTCGGTAGCGCCGAAGCGCACGAGGCGGAAGGCGGCGCTGCTGGCGGTCTAACGCCGGGGCGGGGAATTAAATTGCCGCATCGAGGGGGCGAAGGTGGGCCGCCGGCCACGAGTAAAAGCGTTCGTCGTGGCGCCACGGGCGGAACCCCAGACACGCCGGCCCCCGCGCCAGGTGAGGCTGGAAAATATCGTCCAG